ATTATATGCTCTAAAATATGGTGTATTACTTTCACCAGCACCAGTTACAGTTCCTGTAAATGCAAAGTTATCTGCTAAATTTATTGATTCTGATTGTATTTTATCTATTGCCATAATTTATCCTATTCTATAATTTTGTATGCACCGAAAAATGAACCATTAATTAAATCAGGACTATTAACTGTTGTATTACACTTAACATAAACTTCCACATAGTCATCTGCATCTAAATCTATTGTTTGTGCTAAAGTTCTTCCATCATTATTTGTATTATAATTTCCAGCATTAAATATAATAGTTGGTGTAGTATTTATTAAATAAGCTGAACCATTTTTATAAAAAGCTATTTGAAATAATTGTAAAGTATCAGTTCCATCATTACCTACTCTAATGCCTGTATAACAATGATATTTCCCAGCTACTGCTGGAGTAAATCTTGAAGATGAAAAAGTATTATTTGTATCAAATCTTTCTGTATCAAAAGTTGCTTTAACAAATGTATTATCAGTAACTCCAGTGGTCGTGTTTAAATATGCCTCAAAAGCTGGAGTGTTAGTTCCACCAGCAGCAGCAAAGCTAAGATTACCAGAGCCATCTGTTTTTAAAAATGTATTATTAGTTATAGATTGTGGAAAAGTTAAAGTGTATGATTGTCCTGCAGAGTGAGGTGGTGATTTAAGTTTTATACCATGAGAGTTTTCTGCACAGTTAAGCTGTATGTAACCTTCTGAAACACCAGATGTACCTTTTGCAATTAGACTTGGATTAGAAGCATCTGATATTAAATTTAATTTATCTCTTGTAATATCTGGTACTGTTACTGTTTCTCTAGCTTTACCTAAAAACACACAATACATTTCATCTGTACCATTCGTTAGTGCAGCAGAAAGTGTAAGTGTTGTACCAGATGCAGTATAGGCTTTACCAGTTCCAGGCTCTTGAACAACATTATTTATTACAAGTCTAATTTCATTTTCATCTGCTACAGCAAAATCTAATGTGTATGCAGTTTGAGAATTAACAATTGTAAAGTTTTGTTTTGCAAAACTAATAAAATTTTCTCCAGGTATATTTCCAATATAAGACAATTTTTATCTCCTTATGTACTAATTGAATCTACTATGCTTGTTAAAACATCTACAGCAGAAGCAGTATCAGCGAATGCTTTTAAAACATCCCCTGTTTGCAAAACAATTTTGCTTCCGCCATCTATTAATTCTAAAGATCCGCCAACTGGTATCGGTGCAGCAGAAATAACATTATAAGTAGTTGATCCACTATCTGTTATTTGTACTGTTACTGTTACAGCAGATGAAGATTTATTTACGCATCTAATTCCAATAATTGCATCATCTGAGTTTGCAGTTGTTATAGTAGTCGGAGATCCAGAATTATTAGAAATTGATGATTTAAATATTCTTTCAAAATCTTGAGCCATTTATCCTCCTTTAAAGTGCTATTGCCATCGCAACAGCGAATCCTGCGGTCGCTCCAGTTGCAGGTAAATTTGTTAATTGACTTCCATCAACAGCAGGAAGTCTAGCTGATCCATCAAGTTGAACTATTTTACTTGCAGTTGTTCCAACATCTACAGCAATAGTACCAGTTGTTGTTATTGTACCGCCAGTTAAACCTGTTGAAGCAATAACTTGAGTAACAGTTCCACCTCCTGATGGAGTTACTTGTGTGAATGTTATGTTTGCACTACCGATTGTTCCGCTATCAGTTGTACATAAATGAAAAGTGTCTGCATTGTTTGATCCTTCTTTAACAATAATCATTTGACCTGCTAATTCAGCTACAGTATCAAAATCAGGATCTCTTGTAGATGTACCACTAGAGACAACTACATAAATACCATTTTGAGTTTGATTGGTTTGATTTTTAACCAAAACTTTGTCATTTGTTGCAAGTGTTAGTCCGTCTAATGTATCACCATTTTGTAAATCTTGTGTTAAATCTATATTGGCTGTGGTTGCTGCTCTTACTATAATTCTTGTTTTTAAACCTGTAACCAAACCATCAACATAATTTTTTGTTGCAGCATCACTTGATGCAGATGGAGAACCTAATCCAGTTATTGATCCACCAGATATTGAAACATTACTAGCAGCTTGAGTTGCAATTGTTCCAAGTCCTAAAGAAGTTCTGGCAGTTGCTCCTGTTTCTGTTACAAAATTTGAACCATCACCTACAATAAAATTACTGTCAGTTGGTGTTAATCCTGCAACATCGCTAAGTTGTGCATCAAAGGCTTGAACATCAGATCCAATAGCAAGACCTAAATTTGTTCTTGCTGTAGAAGCTGATACAACATCTGACAAGTTACTTGCTGCTGTAAGTTTAGCATTTAATTGAGTTTGAATTGCTGATGTTACACCTGATACATGGCCAAGTTCGGTTGATGTTACAGTACTAACTTCTACCTTGCCTGATGCATTTGATTGTAATGCTTTTGATGCAGTTAAGTTTGATGTAGCAATAGTTGATGCGCCACCTGTTATTGTAGCCTGTTTTGCATCTAACTGAGTTTGTATTGCGCTTGTTACACCATTTAAAAATTGATATTCTGTATCTGAAACAGTTCCATCAGCTAATTTAGTTGCTGAAATTCCAGTAGGTAATGAGTCGTTAGTTTTTGATAATGCTGCTATATAAACATTTGATATAGCTTCATTGGATAAGCTACCACTATCAAATGAAACTACTATGGTTGTGTCTGTTGAAAAAGATGAACTTGTTATAGTTCCAAATATTGTGCCAGGTGTTGCTGCTATAAGTTTTACTCTACGACCTGCATGATATGTTGAAGTAACATCTGCTCCTTCTATTTTAAAAGAAGTTGATGAAACAAATGTAGCTGTAAATGCTCCTGATCCATCCCCAAATTCTATCCATTGTGCATCATTAAACCAGTCTCTTGTATTCTTCATCAATGCTCTTAAAGCATTGTTTAGGTTTGAAGGTAACATCCCTTCTGCAACACTAATACCATTTAATGTTGTATTGTTTGCTTGTGTTGTTGAATAATCTTTAATGTTTGATGTCATATTTATCCTAGTTCATAAACCAACTAAAAGCTTTATTGCTTTCGTTATTATTTTTATTTATTAATGTATTTACTGCTTCTTCTACTTGTCTTTGAAATAATTCATTTGCTTCAAATGAATATCTAATATTATCAATATCAACTTTATCACTCATCTATTACCTCCAGGCACAGCTTCTAAATCAATACCTTGTGCATTATTCCATATTGATCCTTGTGGTATTTTTACATTAGCTCTAAAATATCTACCTGATTGTCTTACTGGATTTATACCTGTACTATTCATGCTTACACTTGAACTTGATGTAACTTTATCTGCTAATCTATCTCTTGTTTGAATTACAACATTTGCCGTAGAGTCAACCAAAGGTCTAATACCTAAGATATTAGCTCTTGAACCTTTTATTAATTCAGACTCTTTTGTTTCAAGTTCTGCTTCTAAATTTTGTCCAGAAAAAATAGCTGCTTTGAAATTTTCGTCAATTGCACCAAGATTTAAAAATCCACTTTCCCAGAAAGGTGTATCAAGTGCATAGTTAATATTATCTAAGTTTTGCGATATTAAATCCATTTTTTCAACAGTATCAATAACGACAAACTGAGGAAATATTTGTGATGCTTTTACTTCTGCAATTGTCCATTTTTGAGTAACATAATTATAAATTAATAATCTATCGCAAATTCCTGTTGTGTTTGCATTGTTGATAGATGGATATAACCAAATGGCCAAAGTATTAAATGGATCAACTGATGCAGATATTCTGTCTGAAAAAGCTTTATTTAAATCTTGATCAAAAAATCTATTTACTTTTTCAGCTCCTATTGGAATAACCTGATCACCATTAATTTGAAAAAATCCATCGTCTGCATAGAAAAATATTTGTCTATTATCTTGACAAACACTTTGTCCATACACAGCACCTCTATTCGGTGATATTACTGAAAATCTAAATACAACATTACCACCAACAAAGTCCATACGAACTATTTGATTTTGT